CTATATTATATTGAGTCTGCGCAAGCCACCGGCCAGGACCTGCCTCCTGCTGAAGCGCGCCGCGATAAAAGCGGCTGAAAATGCGAGATAAACGCATTCTAGCCGCCTTTCACACCGTGTAAGGAAATTTCGCCACGTCACTTCTGTGGCCAGAAGCGCACCACGCGGCGCTCAGCCGGGCTAGCGGCGACGATCATCGAGCAGCCCTTATCCAGCCACTCAAGGTCCGCCGGCGTCAGCGTGATCTCGGCGGCGTAGTCCCCTTGGATCACCGCCAGCGCCTTCCTTTTTGGATCGGTGAACACCAGTACCGGATCGTTTGGTTCGGCAAGCATCCGGGTCCGAATATCCAGAACGCCCACCTGCTCCGGAAACTCCGCTTCGCGCTGTTCGAAGGATAGGCCCCGCCGTGCTGTGAGCTCCGATAAGCCATCGAGGTGCCCGACCAGGTCGGCCGAGGCCGTACAGCGCTGCGCCGGACGGCCATCGGCGAACGTGGACTGGATCACGAACTCGGCGCCGGGTGAGGATCGCTGCGCGGTCGTGGTGCCACCTCGCGTCGAGTAGGTAAGCAACATGATCTCATCTGGAGTGAAGCTGGCCAGCGTATCGCCACCAGCGATGGTCATCCGTGCGGGCCACGATGCCCAGATGCTCCCAGCAACACCCAGGGCCAGCCCAAACGCGAACAGAGTTGCTCCGCGTACCCAGGGACGCTTGGGGTTAGAGGTGCTCATCAGAATACCTCCACCACGGTCCCCCTCGGAGACCACTTGAAGAGGGCTCGCGCGTCCTCTTCCTTCAGGCGTACGCACCCGTGCGACCCAAACCACTCGCTGACCCGGCTGCGCATCGTGCGCACGATGGCGAGAGGCATTGGCCCGTGATACTGGTGGAGCGCCTTGCCGTCGTTTGTGAAGAACAACGCGTAATTCATTTGTACCTTGTAGGTGTGGCTGCGATAAATTTCGTGCCTGTACATGACTGTGAACCGCCCGCGGTCGGTCGGATGCTCGCTGTCGCCGCTGACGCATTCAAACCGGTAGACCTTCTCGGCTCCTTCATACGCCTCCACGATCTGGGCCGTCAGGTCGACCTTGATCACCTTCCGTTTTTTAGTGCTGGGCTTGACCGTGCCCATCATGCCACCCTATTGCCGGCAAGGTCCCAACCGCCAGCGGTGTTACCGCCGGCACCACCGGCAACCTTTTGCTGTGTGTACTTCCATTTCGCCTTGGAGAATTTGAGGCCAATGCTATCGACCATACCAGCGCCGGCGGCGACTGCTTGTGCCACCTGGCTAATAATGACATTTTCCAGCTCCACCTCGTAGTACTTGACTCGGGTGCCTTGACCATCCGCCCGGAAGAATTCGAACCTCGCTTTGGAAAGCGTTTTACCCATCGCACAGGTTTGCGCCAGAATTGGCGAGGCCAGATCGCAGATCTTGGTGAAGGTGATGTCGCTAAGCTCGACGCGCTCAGCGGTCATTCCACCGGCTGTTGAGGCTGTCGCACTCTTGGGCTGGTGAAGCGACCAGTGCACCGACTCACATTCGATCCAGCCCTTATGGGTGTCGTCGGTTGACTCCCCCTTGATATCGCCGAGATTCAGGTAGACATCGATCGCCATACTTTGCTCCGTTAGCATGATTGAAAGAAGTCCCATCATGCCCGGGGCACGAGAAGGCACCTCTGCCTGCGAGCAAGCTCAGCGACCGAGCCCGATTTACCTCAACAATTAGGGCCTCCTCAGTACTCCCAGGCGATGCGGTCGAGACTGATGTAGTCGTTTGCCGCTGGCGCTGTTCCGTTATTGATCTGCACCCCGGCGTTACTGGAGTTGATGTTGACCAGCGCATTGGAGATCGCCCCGTTGTTGTAATGTGCAACAAGGCGCTTGTTTTCCAGCGGGCGGAGGTAGATAGGCATGGTGATCAGCGAAGCCGTCGCGCCTGCTGACGCCTTGAGTAATCCCTTCACCTCGACGTTGTAATTTTTCAGCATCACATCAAAGGTGGAATTTCCGGCACCGAAATTGGACCAGTTGGCCGCCAGTGCCGGCGGCGTTCTTCCCCACTTCGTGGTGACGCCGGAGATGGTTTCGCTGCCCACGTAGATGCGCGCGGTGTCGTCGATGTAATAGGCAGATCCGCAGGTCGTGAACTTGACAGTACCGATACGCACGCGCCCACTGCCGATTGCCATGACGGCATGGTTGGCAATTTGCGTTGCCCGCAGGCTGCCGATCTCCAACATGTCAATTCCCTCCCAGTAGACGGCCTGGTTCGCATTGTTGGCAATGACCTGGCCGATCTGGATGCGTTCGAAGGTCGCGTGCTGCCCGATCACGGCATAGTCCATAGTGCCGGTGAAGCCGTCGCAGATCAGCTGGCCGATCTGGATGTCAGCGCACACCTGCCCCACCGCACCGTCGAAGTTCACCCCACGCGTCGCCCCAAACACCTTGGCGGTGCCGATCTGTATCTGGCCGACAGCATTGGTATACGGATTGACCAAGATGCCGAACGACGGGACCGGCGGCGGCGCCCACGACGTGACGCCAGGCGCGTAGCGGCGCGATTCGACGTTGGCCAACTGGATGTTTTCGCACGCGCCTAAGGTGTCCGACTTGAAGAGCACGCCCTGGCTCGAAGACGAATAACCGGCAACCGAGCCGCCGCGGATATTCTTCGACTTGAACACGACACAGTGCATGCCGTACATCCCCACCACGTTATCCACGAAGCCGCCGTCGATGCCTTCCATCAGGAATGAATGGCCGAAGCTCAGACTGTCACGGCACAGGCCGATCACGTTGTGCGCGTAGAAGCCGGAGCGAGTTCCAGTCGCACCGGGAGGCCTGGCGAAAGTGAAGGCGTCCCAGCCCCCTCCCAGCGGGTGATTATTCGTGTGCGTGTCCAGGCCGCCGTAGTAGGTATCGACCACGTACTTGCCGCAGTCGAAACCGAGGTTTTCCACATGAAAGTTATCAGCGAAGACATTGAACCGGCCCTCGATCACCGCCCCTCCTTGGAGCCTGTCCGCGTTCGACGACAGCCACGGCATCCTTACCCCGATCAGCCGAACGTTTGCCTTCGACATGTAGTTTGTGTCGTATGTCCAGTTACCGGCACGGAACCGGCCGATTGGAACGAGAATAGCCCCGCCGTTTGCTGGAAGCGCCGCGCACGCCTCTGCAAGGTCATCGAAGTCGGCCAGGTTGAGCATGACCTCGTTCAGCTTTCTCCCAAAGAGAATCGCGATAGCCTCGAGCAGCTGCCTGTTGCTGTTCGATGGGACAAGGTCCGCATCCTCGATCACACCCAGGATCTCCTCCTGGACGCTATTGCACCAGTCGGCGGACAGGTATGTCGGGTCGGAAACGCCAGGGACAGCGGCCCTGAAGCCGTCCTTGCCCGCACCTAACAGGTCGATTCCGCGGTTTGACGTGCTGATGCGTTTCATAGGCCTTCCTGTTGTCCGGGCAATGCGGGAGTCGAAGCGGCCTGCGCTGGGCGCAGGCCGGCCAGGGCTACCTGGATCCGTAGCGATTTCTCGCTTGTTTCGACCAGATTGTTGCGCAGGCTCTCGGTAGCGGCCGCCCCCTGGCGCACCTCTTTCGAGGTCTCGATCAGGAGCATCGGCAGCCAGGCGATCGCGCAGGCGTATTCATCGACCTCAGTGCCGCTCTGGGGATCAGTCCCCCGCACGTGCGTGTACCAGCTGCACTGCAGGCCGATACAGTCTTTTTTCAGCAGGGGACAAAACTTGCCCTGTTCAAGGCGTGCCATCAGTCTTTGCTCGCAATGATGACGTCGACATACTTGACGTCCAGGTTGAGGGAGTGGGTGTGCGGCAGGCCACCGCCGATCGAGACCGAGGAGATGTTTGGCGAGGACTGCGGATCCTCGACCGCGCCAGACGCGCCGCTGGTGCCAATGTGGCCGCCGTGCGCCGGGAGCTCCTCGATCGTCAGCGCGTGGGCGCCGACGCTGCCATTGACGAAGGCCGCAGTAAAGTCGAGGCTACCCCCGCTTCCTGCGGCACCGCTAACCACGCGCAGCGCCTTGTTGTCGTGGCTTGTGTCCTTCGTCCAGCCGACCGGGGCCACGCTTTGCTGGAAGAGCAGCCGGGTACCGCTTGCGAAGGCGCGCTCTTTCTGCGAGAGCAAATCCGTGATGGTCGCCGCAAAGTCCGAATCACCACCGAGCGTCACTGCCACCAAGGCAGTGATCCGCTCGACAGCCTTCTGGTCCGCCAGCTTCAGAACCGCTTCGGTGAACTGGTCGAAGTCGGTCTGCGACAGTTCGATCCCGGCCGCTTCGATCGTACGCACGACCGCCTCCTGCACGGCATTGAACCATGCGGGAGTCAGTTCGGTAGCCGAGGTGACGCCGGCGATCGCGGCCTTGAAGCCGTCCTTGCCGACCCCGAACAGGTCGACCGCGCGGTTGGCACTATCGATACGTCTCATAGGGCATCCTTGTTGTATGTGAAGAGAACATATGTGTGCGCCGGCTTCAGGCGCTGGAAAACACACTCGAGCACGCCGGTCAGGTAGAAGTCCACCGAAGTCGTGCACGTCGAGTCGGCACGAAACACCGAGTAGTTGTCGCCCTCATGGGGCAGGTTCACGCGCCACGCGAACCGCCACCGCAGGTCGTCGCGGACGGCGCTCTCGCAGGACGACGCACATGTGACCAATGGATACCGCGAGATCTCGGTGTCCTGATACCCAAGCACAGCCGCCAACCTCTCGAAATAGGCCTTCGAGAGACCGCCGGTTTCGGCTACCTTGGCCACCAGATAGGCACGCCGTTCCTCGATGGACGCCGCCGCATCCGGCCCGCCGCAGGCGTCAGGCAGCCCATAGACCCGCTCCCAGTCTTCCAGCAGCGCGGTGGTGGTGCGCGGATCGATCTCCTCGAGCAGGCTCTCGACGAACGCTGCAAAGGAGTCCAGCTGGGTGCCCTCCGCCTCGAGCTCGGCCGAGAGCGTGATCCCGGTCTTGTCGTAGGCGACCGGGGGCAGCAGCAGCTTCAGTAGATCGGCGTGCGTGATCATGTCATAGCCCGATCGTCACGGTGCCCAATGCCGGCATCTGGACGTGCGTCGCATCGACAAGGGTCACCACGTTCGCGGCTGGTGCAGCCAGGTCGTAGTCGACCACCCCGTCGATGTCGCCCAGGATGGTCTGAATGCGGGTACGGCGCACGGTGTCGCCCGGGCGCAGCGAGGCGAAGTAGGCGGCCAGGCCGGTACCGACCTTGGTCCGAACAGACGCCAGGTCGACGTCGGGGCCCAGCACCACCGTTGCGGTGACGTCGATCGGTACTAGTTGCGGCACCAACACCATCCAGTCTGCCGTCACCTCGGCCAGCTCCCCGATATAAGCGGTGACGGCAGCGCGCAAGTTCTCGGACGGCGGCAAGCCATTCGAGAGGATCGCCACGTCGACCGTACCGATGCCGCGGCGCGCCGGGTAGATGAACGCGGCGGTGACCCCAGGCACCTCCATCGCCCAGCGCGGATAGTCGTACTTGTTGCCACCGGCCGGCGGCTGGCGCAGCCGGTCCAACACCCGAGCCAGCAGCGAGGCGGTCGACTCTGTCTCGACCCCACCACTCATCTGCAGCAGCGTCACGGCCACGTCGACGCCGGCCGGCGCGCTCTGCAGCACGCCTGGGGTGTTGTCGACCTGGTTGCCGACCGTACCGGCGGTAACGGCGGCCGCCGGCAGCTGTGCCTTGCCGTCGACCCCGATCGCGCCGGCCGCGGTGGTTTGGTACTGCTGGCCGTCGGTCGTCTGGATGACGGTCGCCAACAGGATGGCGGCACCCGGCACGCCGGTGAACTGGACGGTGCCGGCGGCGCTGGCGGCCGGCTGCTGGATGATGCCGCGAACCGCGGCGAAGCGCACCAGGTTCTCGGCGTCGGCAGTGTCGGGGAAGAACTGGTTCACTCCCCAGGCGGCGAACTGGTACAGCCCGAGGACGGCGCCCCCAAAGCCGCTGGCACGGATGTGATTGTCCGAGTCCGCATCGACGGTGACCCGGTTGTCCAGGTTGCGCCAGTCGGCCAGGATGGCATCGCGGATGTCTTCGAGGGTGGGAAGGGTGAACGGCATCAGGCCACCTTGACGTAGTGCTGGAAATTGACGAGTGCCCGGTTGGCCTGGTAGACGGTACCGACCAGCTCGAGGCGGCCGTCGTGGTTCCATAGTGCGTCGACGTCGACGCGGTCAGCGCGTTTATCGTCGATCAGCGGCTGCAGGGCCTCACGGGTGTATTGGATGGCCAGGGACTTGTAGCGCTGCAGGTCCTTCATCCTGGCCAGAAGGTGCAGCTTGCTCCCGAGGGTGGCATCAGCCCAGTAGCTGCCGAGCGGGACCGTGATGCGCAGGTAGACCGCATTGCTGAGGTCAGTGATGCGTGTGAGGTCGTAGTCGCCGGTAGTAGGGTCGATGCGGGAATCCATGCCCGGATTCTCCGCGCGCGCGCGCGAGGCAGTAACTAAAGCGCTTTAGATTATTTGGGTGGTCCGGACTCGGACGTCCCGGAACTCACTGCCTTGTGCACGTGCGAGTGCAGTGAGGTGCCGGCGCCGATCACGTCCGTGGCTGCCGTCACGGTCTTGTCGACGTCGACGTCGCCGCTGACGGTGGTTGTGTCGGCTTGGATATCGACGGTCGAGGCCTCGATCCGGGTGCTAGTGGTCTTCAGCTGGACGCTCGGGGCGGTGATGTTCACCGCGGCCGTCGCCTCGATATTCAGGGTGGCGCACTTGATGTCGATGACCTTCCCGTTGCGCATGACGATCGAATTGGCCTCGCCGTCGCTTTCGTTGAAGATCGCGACCTCGCCCGGCTGCAGGTCCGAGATGAACAACTTGCCATTGCTGGTTGCGATGACCACCCCGTTGGCGCTACGACCACCCAGCGGGATCACAATCGTCTGCATCTCGGCCAGCGGCACGCTGCGCAACCCGGGATGCTGGAAGAACTCGGCATTGTTGAAGGTCTCGCCGGCGAGACCCTCGGCCTGCACCAGGATCACCTGCTTGCCGGCACCGGCGCGCTGCAGGCGGCCGCGCACTGCCTGGCGCACGCTGTTGAGGGCGCGCTCGATCAGTTGACGTGCCGAGCGAGGGTCCATGATGTTCTCGTCCTATCCCAAAGGTGTTTCATTTGACGTAATGGCCTTTCTTCTTGCCGTAGCTGGAGCGCCGCGCCGCCTTCACATACGGGAGGGCCAACAGCCAGCTGCCATCCGGGATCAGGTGCAGCTCGGTGCCCGGGCCGCCGCTCTTCGAGCGGGTAAAGGTACGGCGCATCACAAAGTAGACCGCGTCGACGCCGTGCGGCTCGGACAGGACGTGCACTCGCATGCCTGCTGCCCAAGGCTTGCCGGCGCCGGCACTGGTCGTCACCCGGTGTCCCTCGACCGTGGCCACCAGCTGGTCGCGGTGCATCTTGCTGTCAGCGATGAGCTTGGCGGCGCGCCTGTTGGCCAGCTCCACCGACTCGCAGTTGCCGTCGACGACGAGACGAGGCCGATATAGTGGCACCGTGTCGTCGGTTGCTTGGCCCTTGAGGGCGTTGTGGCCGATATCACCATCGCCGGACGACTGGCCGAGCACAGTGACTTCGGAGTAGCTGTTGTGCAGGCTGCGCACGCGCTGCAGGCGCTTGACGTTGTTACCTTCGCCGTTACGGCGCAGGATCAGGTCGGCCACGGGCGCCGAAGTGTAGTCCGGCGCGCCAATGACCAGGGTCCCGTCCGGCGCCATCCACGGCCACACCTGGTTCGCCTCGCAGGCGGCCTGCAGCCAGTCCCAGACGGTCTGCCCGGGCTCGGTGTGTACCTTCTGCCGCGGTGCTGCCGGCTTCGCCTGGTACTCGACCTTCGTGATCCCGAGCGGATTTACCGCTTTGGTGATGATCTGCTCGAGCGTGGCCATCTGCAACGACAGGATCGGCGCCGAGCAGTCGATCAGCAAGCTGGCGCGATCGCGGCCGTACAGCTCGATGTAGCTGGTGTGTTTTTCAACATCCTCGGCGATCGCGTCGACGAGGCCGGTCAGCAGCACATCGTCGCCCATCACCAGGCTGACCGTCGCGCCCTCGTAGACGAAGTCCGGCAGGTTGCTCCCAGCAGCGGCAGACACGATCATCGTCCAGTCATCGGCTGGGGTCAGGAAGTCGCTGTCGATACGGTAGCTCTCCCACTGCTCGTGGGCACGCCCGCCAATGAGTAGTCGGATCTGCTCGCTCATGTGGCGTAGGCGCGCAACACCGTGCCGCTCTTGACAACATTCGGGTTCTTGATGCTGGGATTCAGACGGAGCAGCTCGTCGGCGCGATGGTAATCGCCATACCAGAGATGGGCGATCAACAGCAGATTCCCCGGGGTGTCGACGGTGCGGTCGAGCAGCGGCGGCCGCACCGCGATCAGGCGCTCGGCGGCCGTGGTGACAGCCAGGGCGAGGGATTTAAGTGCTTCGGTGACCGGGCGCGACTGGACGATATCGGGGAAGGTCGACCGGACTTGCGCGATCGCTTCATTGAGGATGGTGCGCGTCTCCTCGGTCACGGTTTCGATGTCGGCCGGCGTCATGACGGGGTCGTCGAGGCCCTTGGCAAACAGCTGTGCGGCACAGCCGGCGACGGCGATCGCGATCTGCACGTCAACGTGCGCGATCAGGAACGGCTGCACTGGAGCCGCGGTGGCGCCGCGCTCGGCCGCCACCAGGAGCGGCTGCTGCAGGCTGGTCTTCGGCCCGTTCCAGACTGTCTCGAGGCCGCCGCGCGTGTAGATCGGGACGCCGCCGGTCCCGGCACTGGATGCGATGCCGGCAGCTGAGTAGCCGCTGCGGAGCTCGACAGGAGTCATCAGCGCGTCTAGGCGCGACACCATGCCACCCGACACGTCGTCTACAAAAGCGGTCGGGTTTTCCAGGTAATAGGCGCCCGAGGCGAGCCAGCTGCGCGCATCGACCAGCTGGTCACAGTAGCCGCGCATCTTGTCCGTCACGCCCAGCATGTCGGCGGACAGCTGTTCGCGCACCACAGCCGTCAGGCCACCGGCGCGGGCGATATCGGCGACGAAGCGGTCCGAGGCGGCGCTCAGCGCCGTGTCGGCCGCTTCGTTCACCGCTTCGACCTGCTGCAGGGGCAGGACTCTGTCAAACAGCGGCGTGTTCAGCGCGCTCTCGACGAATTCGATGGTCAGCCGGGTTTGATCGGGCTGCTCGGCCTGGTGCGGGATGCTGGTGCGCGAAAACTGTGCTCGGATCGAGCCAAACACCGGGTGGATGAGTTCGCCCGACCCGGCCTCGTCCAGCGCCGAGAGCAGCTGCTGCAGCTGGATCTCGTAG